TTGATATTCAAATAAACCGTCATCAAAGTCTTCAAGAAGTTTTTCGACTTGTTCTTCTGTCAGTGCATTTGGCTGTTTTGGCTTACGTGGTCCAGCAGTTCTATTTTTAAGTTTTGGATTCAGATCAGTTTCATTGCCACCGTCAGAATATTTTTCAATTCTTGCCATACGCTCAAGTTGGCGCATGAGTAAATCAATTTCTTTGAAATCACCAGGGGTTTTTTTCTCAAGAATAATCAGTTTGATTAATTGAGCAGTCAAAGCTTCACCCACACGACCGGCAGGTGCATCCTTATCCCACTCATCACGTGTTTTCCAAGCGTGAACATTTTTATCAGGTTCGTCGATGTGATCTGCAATCGAGCTGATTCGCCACCCCATCCAATACAAAAATTTTGCTAGAAGGCGCTTATCAAAGGTCACGTTTTTCGGGGTATTAAGTGCATTATCCATTGGCTCATTAAGCCAACACATCAGTTTTTATTCATTGCACTGATATTGTGAAATAGTGTTTATACAACCCACTTTGATTGAATGTTATGGCTGTTCTTCCGATTCTGCTAACTACTTTAAATAGATTTTATCTATCGACAATAGACACAGGATTCAGAAATGAAGAAATCCAAATTTTTCCGTGTTGCTGTTGCTGGATCCACGACTGATGGTCGAGTGATTGAAGCGACATGGATTCAACAAATGGCTGACAGCTACGATCCAAATACATATACAGCCTTAGGCAATCTTGAACATTACCGTGGCTTTTCACCAAGTTCTGAATTTGGCACGTATGCAAAGGTCACTGCCTTAAAAGCTGAAGAAGTAGAAATCAACGGTACCAAAAAACTTGCTTTATTTGCCCAAGTTGATGCTTTCGATCAATTAATCGAACTGCACAATGCAGGTCAGAAATTATTTACTTCAATTGAGGTAAATCCAAATTTTGCTGATACCGGTAAAGCATATTTAGTGGGTCTTGCATTCACTGATACCCCTGCTTCATTAGGTACGCAAATCATGGAGTTTGCAGCAAAACAGCCTGAAGCAAACCCATTTGCAGGTCGTAAACAAGATGCAGCAAATTTATTTACTGCAGCTGAAGAAGCATCAATCGAATTCGAAGAATCTGAATCACCAGGTATCTTCAAAAAGTTCATGGATTTGCTGAAGCCAAAACTAGAAGAAAAAGACAATAAAGATAACGGCAAATTCACGGAAATTACTCAGTGTCTTGACGAGGTTGCAAAAACCTTCAACGACACTCAGACCAAGTTGCAAAAGGTCGAAACTGAGTTTTCGGAACTTAAAACCAAGCATTCTAAATTGGAACAAGACTTCACTGATCTGAAATCCAAATTAGAAGGCGAAGAAAATCCAGGTACACCACCTGCACCTGAAAACACTGGCAACTTCTCTGAACAAATCGAGTGCTAAAAAATGAAAAAGCAAACGCTACAAAAATTTAATCATACCGTTGCAAAACTTGCTGAAAAAAATGGTGTGGAAACTACAGAAAAAAAATTCTCTGTTGAACCATCTATTGCCCAAAAAATGGTGGATACACTTCAAGAAACTTCTGAGTTTTTACAGAAAATTAATATTCAGCCTGTCGATGAACTAGAAGGTGAAGCAATTGGCTTGACTCAAGGTTCAACTATCGCAGGTCGTTCAAATACTAAAGGTGGTACTAAACGTACGCCAGTGGATCCAACAGGTCTGAAGTCTAATCCTTACAAGTGCCACAAAACTGATTTTGATGTGGCAATCCGCTACGAAAAAATGGATGCTTGGGCTAAATTCCCAGACTTTTATGCTCGTTGGAAAAAATTTGTTGATCGTGCAATTGCTTTAGACATGATCATGATCGGCTGGAATGGTACGAGTGCAGCAACACAAACAGATCGTGATGCAAACCCACTCCTTCAAGACGTGAACATCGGCTGGCTTCAAAAAATCCGTACCAATGCACCTGAACGCTATATGCCCGAAGTTGTTGATGCGTCAGGCAAAGTAAAAATTGGTGCAGCAGGTGATTATAAAAACTTGGATGCTTTGGTTGTTGATGTAGTCAGCAACTTGATTGGTGAAATCCATCAAGATGATACGGATCTCGTTGTGATCTGTGGCCGTCAATTGTTGAATGACAAAAACTTCCCACTGGTGAATGACGCATCTGACAATACTGATACTTTGGCTGGTCAAGTATTAGTAAGCCAAAAACAAATTGGTGGTTTACCTGCAGTACGTGTTCCATTCTTCCCTGAGAATGCTTTGTTGGTAACTTCTCTTGATAACTTGTCGATTTACTTCCAAGAAACAGGTAAACGTCGTCAGATCGTTGACAACTCATCATTGGATCAAGTGGAAGAATACCAATCTTCAAATGATGCTTACGTGATCGAAAACTACGAAAAAGTAGGTTTCGTGGAAAACATCGAAATTCTATAAATAGGTGAATTATGTTGAGTCCAGCTCGACGACACCTACTGAAAGCCAAGGCAGCAATTGAAGCTGCCAAGGCTGACGAATTTGGTGGTGTACGTCCAGACGCAAGCGTCTACCAATTACAACTGACTGAACTGAAAAATGACATCCATGTTTTACGTTCAATTCAGTCTCAAGATAAACGTGCTGAAGCGAAAAAAGAACTGATTCCAAAGCATATGCCTTATGTGCTGGGTGTGGTTCAGTCAGGTGCAAAAGTTGAACAAGATGAAGTGATCACAACCATCATGTTGTGGTGCTTTGACTGTGGTCTATTCAATCAAGGTTTAAGCCTTGCTGAATATGCTTTGCAAAATGAGCTAAAAATGCCTGATTCATTTAGTCGCAGTACTGCAAGTATTGTTGCTGAAGAAATTGGTAATGCAGCACACAAAACATATCAAGATGGCCAAGTATTCAAACTTGATGTTCTTGAAAAAGCGAATCAACTGACTGCCAACCATGATATGCATGACCAGATCCGTGCCAAATTATATCTGGCAATTGGTCGTACTTTCTTGCAGTTAGACCGTGGATCCGAAGCTGTAGCATTTATCAAAATGGCTATTGGAAAAAATGAAAACTGTGGCGGTAAAACGGATCTTAAAAAAGCTGAAAAGCTCTACAAAGAACAATTACAAAATTCACCTGAACCGATGCTGAATGCAGATGGTTCACAGGTCGTCGATGATCAAGGCAACTTGATGTTTCATTCGACGTAACGAGTGCCCCGCACCAACCGAGGGGCAGAATTGACGATGTAATGACATTTTTATGTGTAATTACAAACTCAATTCTCCACCCCTCAACTATTTGAGAATGACAATGACCGGACTAATTGCAAACGGCAACCGCAACAATGAAGATGTTGTCATCACCAGTGAAGATTTCTTTCCTGAAATTTCTTCAAAAGCCATTCGTGAAAAATTGCGCTTTGATAGTAGTGTCACCAATGAGCGTTTAATCCCTGCCATCGAATCAGCCATCATTGAAGTGAATGATCAACTTGAATCTCTCATATCAAAAGCAGCCACACTTGCTGAACTCAGCACAAAAACCATTACTTCAGGTACCACCACAAAACCGATTACTGAAGTTTTATATTTCCGTGCCGTTGCTGCAGCTGTTGGTGCTGAACTGAATGAACAATATCGTGCTTATGACACCACAAATAATGGTGGCCAAAAAGCTGATGAACTGACACCGACCATTGATGACTATCGTCGTGATCTGCGCTTTGCCATTCGTGATTTAAAAAAAATTCGTCGTTTGAATGTGGAGCTGGTCTAAATGAAAACTGTTTATGCCCTTCAAGATGACACGGTTGACGCTATTTGTTGGCGCAATTATGGACGTTCATCTGGTGTGGTCGAAGCAGTACTTGAAGCCAATCCACATCTGTCTGCATTTGGTCCATTTCTTCCGATGGGTACCAAGGTTCAGTTACCAGAAATTCAAACCCAACAAAATAAAACGCAAAGCATTCAGCTTTGGGACTGAGAACAAAAATATGGCTGAACCAACCACATCAACCACTGTCGCAATTACCGCTTCTGCAGGATTGGTATCACTCCTTCCATTCGTGAATGGTGATGCACTGTTTGGTGCCGTAATTGGTGCAGCATTTTTAGCATTTACCCAAGAGTCACTGAGCTATGGAAAACGTATTTTTTCGCTCATGTTATCCGTTGCCCTGGGCTATGCCTTAGCACCTGAAATTTCAAATCGTACAGGTATAAACAGTCACACGGTGATCGCATGCTTCACCAGTATGTTTGCTTTACCGGTATTGGTTAAAGTCATGACGTGGGTCAATAAATCCACCCTGACAGAAATATTCAATACCACTTCAAAGTTCTTTTCTGCCCTGTCCAATACCTTTGGAAAGGAGAATAAAAAATGATGCAACTTATGTTGTCGCCATTGGCGCAGACTATTTTCTCAATCATTGCCGTGCTTTGTTATGTGGCATGTGCATTTCGTATTTTATGTTTTGACCGCCTTCACCTGCAGTCATGTTCGTTACGATTATTCGCAACTGTTTTGATTGGTGCATTCCTGGCACAAAGCATTCACATCATTTTCATCAAGGATCCAGTCACGATATGGGATTCAATTCTTGCTGTATTCCTATTGATCTTTATTTTTCGCAGTAAAGGCAATGTCGTTTCAATGTTACGGAGCACCCCATGAGTATTTTAAAAATTGGATCGAAAGGTTTAGCCGTCATTGAATTGCAAAAATTGCTCATCAAAGCCGGCATGACAGGAAAAAATAAAAAGCCACTTTCAGCTGATGGTGACTTTGGTGAAAATACCGAATATGCCGTCATTCAATTTCAGAAATTAAAAAATCTGAAAGTTGATGGATTGGCTGGTGACTACACATTAAAAGCATTACGTGGCGAAGACACCAGTAAACTTTTAAAAGAAAGTGATTTGGTTGCAGGTGCCAAACGTTTGGGTGTACCGGTCATCGTGATCAAAGCGATTGCTGAAGTTGAAACACTCGGTGAAGGTTACTTGCCAAATGGTAAACCGAAAATCTTATTTGAACGTCATCGCATGTATTTCTATTTGAATCAGAAATTCGGCAAAACCAAAGCCAATGCATTGATGGCCAAACATCAGAATATTGTGAATACAAAAACAGGTGGTTATCACGGTGGATCTGCTGAGTACACACGTTTAAGTCAAGCAAAACAGCTTGATGAATCGTGTGCGTTGCAATCTGCTAGTTGGGGCCGTTTTCAGCTGATGGGTGAGAATTGGAAAGACCTTGGCTATAAATCTGTGCAAGATTTTGTGGCTCAACATGAACAAAGTGAAAGCCTGCAGTTTGAAGCATTCCTTCGTTACTGTGAAAACAAGTCTGGTGAAGTGGATGATAAGCATTGGAAGTTGATCGATGCATTACGTCAAGAAAATTGGCATGTGGTTTTTACACTGTATAACGGCCGAAATTATAAAAAATTAGGCTATGACAGCAAATTTTTACGTGTGATGAATCGCCTCGATCCAAACTATAAGAGTGCTAAAGCTGCATGAAAAAGCCAAATCATTTAAGAGAATATCTATTAAAAGCGATTCCTGATCTATGCCCAGATCAGGACCGCTTACTAATTTTTGCAAACCAAGGCAGCTTGCGAAGCACAATGGCAGGCGGTTTTAGTTTTGAGCAGTCATATACGCTTGATGTCATTATCACAGATTATGCCGGTGATATTGATGTGATTGGTGTTGTGCTGTTCACATGGATTGCAGAACATCAATCTGAGCTCATGGCCAACCATGAAAAAGGCAAACAGTCGATCACCTTTGAAGCTGAATTAATTGATAACAGTAAATACGATATCAACTTTCAAATTCCACTGACTGAACGTGTCATTGTGAAAAAGAATGCCGAAGGAAAACTTGAATTAAGTTATCCGGCTGAACCGCAATACACACCATTTGAAAAACCTACAAACGTCATACTGACTGATTCATCCGGTCATGAATTGGCATCATGGACCACAGCTGAAAAAGAAGGTTATTCAATGGCGTTTATGCCACCAGGTAAAAATCCATGAGCAGCAATGTACTTGAATTGGCCAATTATCTTCAGCCGTTATTAGAACGGCTGTCGATGGGTGAACGTGCAAGACTTGCCAAACAAATTGGTCGTGATTTAAGAAAAAGCCAAGGAAAGCGAATTTCTGAACAGAAAAATCCTGACGGATCTAGTTATACCCCACGACGTAAACGCCTACGTGAGCAAAAAGGCAAAATCAAAAGAAAAATGTTCACAAAAATAAAGAATACGAGCAATTTAAAAGTACTCAGCAATGCAGATTCTATTGCAATTGGCTTTGTCGGTCGTGTCGCTAGAATTGCACGTGTGCACCAGGAAGGTTTAAAAGATCGTGCAGAAAAAGGTGCACCAGATGTGGTCTATCCAAAACGTGAATTACTTGGTTTTACCGAACAAGATATTAAATTGGTTGAAGATTCATTCCTAAAACATATCAAACTTTAAATTCTTTCATCTTGTGAAAATAGGTTTATACAACTTTACTCAGCTGAAATGTAGAAATCTATAAAGCAAAGTGTTGGCATGAGTGCTGACCTTAATCGTCGTCTTGAAAATCTAATTCGTTTTGGAACTATCAAGACCATCAATCCGTCTAAACCAATTCCACGAGTCATTGTCAATCTTGGCGATATCGACACGCCTGAAATTCGCTGTCTGAATGTCCGTTCAGGTGCTGATACCACATGGGATATGCCATCGAATGGTGAAGAATGTGTTGTGGTATCGCCATGCGGTGAAATCGGTCCAACAAGTTTTGTCTTGTACGGCTTTTATAACGACGACCACCCTGCACCGTCTGATGATCTCAATCAAAAAATCCGCATGTTTGCTGATGGCTGTGTCATCGCTTATGACGTATCAGCCCATCATCTGTCTGCAATTTTACCAAGTGGCGGTACTGCTGTTTTGACTGCTGATGGTGGTGTCATTGTGAATGGAAATACAACTATCAATGGTGATTTAACCCTAAACGGTAATCAGACAACAAATGGCAGCACAGTCATTAGTGGCAATCACACCGTAGGTGGAAGTCAGTTGGTGCAAGGATCCAGTCATTCAACCGGTCATTTCAGCACTGAAGATGATGTCACTGCTGGAGATATCAGCCTGAAAAATCATAAGACCTCAGGTGTTCAACCTGGTTCGGGAACTTCTGGAGAACCAATTCCATGATGTCACGTGAGCAAGGCGCAATGGTTGCCGATGAATTAGATCAGATCCGTCAATCTATCCACGATATTTTGACCACGCCAATTGGCTCACGTGTCATGCGTCGTGAATATGGTTCGCTTATTCCACAGCTGATTGATGCACCCTTTAATGAAATTACGGCATTACAGCTTAAAGCTGCCACAGCAAATGCCATTTTGCAGTGGGAACCACGTGTCATGCCAAATTCAATTTCTCTCTATGAATCTGAAGGTGGTCGTCATGTTCTTGATTTAGATCTGACCATGACTTCAAACAATCAAAACCAATCTTTAAAAATCCCATTGGATCTTGGTGCAACTTTATAAGTGATCAACAAATGGCAAATTCAAATTTAACCGCAATTGATTTATCACAGCTGAATCCACCTGATGTGGTGCGTCAGATTGATTTTGAGACCATTTTAAAAGAAGGTCTTGAAGACTTTTATCAGCGCATGGAAGAAGTTCAGCCAAATTTTCCACGTTATCTTGAGTCAGATCCAGCTATGAAGCTGGCTGAAGCTTTTGCTTATCGTGAAATGTTGATCCGTAAAGAATCTAATGAACAAGCTTTAGCAGTACTGCTTGCATTTGCAAAAGACAATGATCTTGATCACAAAGCAGCTGAACGAAATCTTCAACGTCGAATCATCAGCCCTGCCACAGACACCACACCTGAAATCAAAGAATCAAATGAGTCTTTGCGTAAACGTGTGCAGTTGGCACCTGAAGGTCAAACGACCGCAGGCAGTGAAGGATCTTATATTTTTCACGGTTTAAATGCTGACCCACGTGTCAAAGACATTTACCCATACGCCCCATTAGATGAAACCGGCAATCCAACTGGCATTTGCAATATTTATGTTCTTTCAAATGAAAGTGATGGTACTGCACCAGAAGATTTACTCAATGTTGTAAGTGCTGCACTAAATGCGAAGTCAGTACGACCTTTGACAGACAAGCCAATCATTTATTCAGCATCGATTTTAAATTACAGCATTGATGCTGAGATCTTTATTGATGAAGGTCCAGATGAAAATATTGTCTTAGACAGCTGCTATAAGGCAGCCCAAGAATATACAAAAAAAAGTCACTCATTTAATGACGGCATTTCACTGTCAGGTATTTATCAAGCATTGCATCAGCCTGGTGTTAGTCGAGTCAACCTGATTTCACCTACAGGCAATATCGATACATCCATTGGTCAAGTGGCTTTTTGCACCGGTATTAATATTGTGAGGGCAATTGTATGAATAAGCTTTTGCCACCCAACTCCACCAAGTTTGAAATGAATTTTGAAGCAGCATTTGCGCGTGTTTCAAATGTTGAAATCAATATTCGCAGTTTCAACGATCCAATGAATGCACCAGTTGAAGTGCTTCCTTGGTTGGCATGGGAACGTTCAGTGGATGTGTGGAATAAAAGTTGGTCGGATGCACAGAAACGGCAAGTGATTAAGACTTCACTGTATAACCATTCGATTAAAGGCACAGTTGAATCACTTGAAGTTGCTTTGAACTCGTTAGGCTTTCCGGTGGTCGTTCAGGAATGGTTCAACATGGTGCCGGTCGGCAAGCCATATACATTCAAACTTTATATTCAAACCAGCCAAGACAGCGTTTCAGTCACAGATTACAAAGAATTATTAAAAGTCGTTCGTGCATATAAAAACCTAAGATCACATCTTGTGGACACTACCGTCATGTTGGAAAGTCCATCGAATTTACAAGTCAATGCCATGACCCAAGCTGGCCATGAATCTGATTTTTTAAAATCTGCTGGTGGTCTGCATTTAGATGGCACTTGGGCTTTAGACGGTACGAAAAAATTAAATGGAGTAGATATGTAATGGCAAATATTAATGGTCGAAAGCTATGGTCACAAATCCGTTTGCTTGAAACGCATGAACTGGCACGTGGTGGTGTCAATGGCAACTTAAATGAACAAGCCCAAGCACTTGCTGATCGAACTGAATTTTTGAATCAGGAAAAAGCGAGTAAATCTGAAATTGTTCAAGGCATTCATGAATTCGATACCTATGCATTATTTGATGCAGCAAAATCAGGTTTACCCTTAAATTGCACCGTTGTGATTGGTGAAAAAAATACCACTGGGTCTGGGCAGTGGGATATTGGCAATAACCGTTGGAATGGTACAACTCTGGCAAAGAGTGCTTTTGATCCAGTTGAACTGGCTAAAGCTGATGCAACAGTAAAAGCAAACACTGCTGAAATAAATGCAAAAAGCTATGTAGATCTAAATACTAACTTGAATTTATTTCGCGGAATAGCTGCACATGCTAGTCAGTTCAATGCAAACACTTTTGATAAGAGCACACTTAAAGCTGACTATGCACCCACTGAAATACGCTACAAAGGGATGACTGTTAATGGTGGTTTTACTGTCCCATTTAATGGCGAGTTGCGAAATAAGATACAAGTATGGGTAAAAGTTAAAAGTGCTGCATTAAACGCTGGAACAAACATGCGTTTTCTTGTTCAAGCGGTTAAACAAGACAACACTACATTTTCAAGTGTTTACGGTAATGTGCCAGATGGATCTACAGGATGGGTAAAACTCAATGAAACCCCTTTAACTGAAGCAAATCGCGTATTGTTCAAGCATGTAAATATTCAGCCTCATGTGGTTGGCGGTGCTGATCTAATTGTTGAAGATTTTTATATCGGTGAAGGCGTTCCAACAAATCCGTTTGTGCGAGTGAATGAACCAAAGAACATCACAATTGCACGTACAGCAGAAAGACGAAGTGTATTGCCACATTGGTCATCATTGCCAATCATTGATGGTGTGTCTTATAACGAAAATGGCGATATTGTTATTCAGCCAGGTAAGGCATTTGTAGTCACATTACCTGTTGAAAGTGTACAGCGACTCTATTATTGCGGATATATAGATCAGAATGCGGTTGGTGATTGTCGTTTCTACTGGCGTGGTTATCGCAAGGGATTGACTACGTTTCATGATGTACCTTATTTCCCTTGTTCAACGGGTGGAAACGAATTTTCACTGGCTGTAGGTTTTGATGCTGTGATTGATCGAGTTCAACTCACAATTAATAATTACAGCACAACTGATATTGTCACATTGCGCTCTTTTGAGCTTTGTTATGATCAAGTGGCAGTAAACGGCAAGATCAAAGTCGGCAATCGCTTTGATGTATCAAAAGTTAAGTCAGAAGTGATTCAAGCAGTTGCTGCAAATAAACCACAGAAAAACTTTTCTTCATTTCCGGACTGGTCTGTTGTTGCAAAGTCAGTTGATGGGAAGCGTTATGCGTTAAACGGTGTTGCTTATTCTGAACCAGTTGCCCTAGGAAACATTCAATCTGGTAAACGCTACTATGTAAGCATGCCTGATGCTGTTGCCACACTTGGAACAGGGACGGCAAAATTAACGCTTTATCATATCAAGGCAGACGGTAATAGCTTGGGAGGTGTGTCATCAAATATTACGGCCACCGGTATGACGAATGCTTCAATTACAACAACTGCAGAAACCACAGTAGTTTTACTTAGAATTGATTTGACTGGTGATGCAAAAGTTGAACTTGGCCGACTTATCATTTCAGACGTGCCTTATTCATCTGAAACAGTTTTTGATGATCTTTTCAAAGAAGATCTTACTGGTACGATGCTTTCAGATTGGGAATATCCGAATTTGTCTGGCTTTACTAAGTGGGGCGATCAAACAGCCGAATATCCGATCACTGAAGATGTTGATGGCGAGAAAGTTTTGTCAGTTCCTGTTACATCTGCGACAACTCAGTATGGTCAAGGTGCAAAATTTATTGTCAATATGCCAGCTGATCAGTCAAAACAGGTCGTTTTATCTTTCTTGGCTAAGAGTCAGTATGACACAACAAACCCGACAAGAATTTGGATGCGATTATTCAGGGAAGGTGCCACTGCAGAAATGACAGCAACTGTCCGAAATATGGTTATTAATCGCGATGGTTCTTGGACTTTGAACCAGATTAATATTCCTCGAAATGTCGGTGCTTATGCTGTGAAATATGCGGAAGTATTCTTATTAACTGACAATACAAGCGTTGTGCCATTGCAGTTAAAGCGTTTCATTCAAACAGTCGGAAGTCATAATCCATTTGTTAAATTTATTAAAAATGCAAATGAAAAGCCTGCAACTGGTTTATCAGATTTCTTACGCCTAAAAGATGCTTTGGCGGAACAGCCGCAAGCAGTTTTCAGTGTTGGTCGTCAATTGTTTAGACCATTAAAGTCAGTTCAAAATAGTGTGTCGGATTATGAGTTGATTAACGGTCAGTCGCTATTACCGAAGCGTTTATACAATTTGCGTCACATAGATAGTGACGGCTTTCTTATCGCTTTCATTGATCGTGATGATACAGTGTATTTGCGAAAAGGTGCTGCTTTATATAAAACAACAGTTGATGATCTAAACAGTCGCTGTATCGCAACTTCAACTGTGGGATCTGAAAAGCGTGGTGTATTCAACAGTGCTGGATTAACACTGATCAATCCAAATTCACCTGGAGGTTGGTTACGTGTTACAAGTGATGGAACTTTCGTCATTGTTAGTCGCACAACTGCTTATTACTCTGTTGATAATGGAATAACGTGGAATTTAGCAGCAGGTTATCAAGATACTAACGGAGAACATTACAATGCTTGGGGAACTGATTGCGTTGAGAATGTGGTTATAACATCAGGATATAAACTCGCTTCAGAAGGTCGCGGAAAAGGTCGAGTAAATTACTCAAGTGACAACGGTAAAACTTATCAAGTCATTTTAGATATTGAAACTTCTGATTTTATTGATAATGCTCGTCGCGGTTCGATGCACATTCATTCTGTTAAATACGATCCCTATTGGGATGGGGTGTGGATTGTGATGGGAGATGGTGCATTCCAGAACCCGAATACAACTGTGACATCAAACTTGTGGTTTATTGAAAATCCAGGAACAGCTAATCAGAAAATGATTAGCTATGATTGTCGCGGTCAAGACTGGTTGAATGAGCAACACGTATCTATTTTCCCGCTTCAGGACTGTTTACTGCTGGGAGCTGATGCGAATCCAACGGCTCTATATCGAATGGCTCGCACTAAGGATACAAATGCATTGCGTGATACGGCAGTTCCTGTTTCCACTGCATTAAGTCATTACGGTTGCGGTGGTTATCAACATGCACCACATTTACCAGCCACAGTCTATTTTGGTAAGGCAAGTGAATACACTGGCCCACTGAATGACATCGTTTTTCTGACCTACGATGGAGTGAATGTAGTTGAAATCTATCGAGAGCCAGAGACAAGTAATACACCGTCAGGCAAGGTAAATACTTTTGCATTCGCACTTGATAAGTACTTCATTTTTGAACGACGTACAGACCAACGATTTGCAAGTGGGAATTGCTGGATCATTGGCGATATTCGTTATTTTAGATAATCGCAAAATAAAATATTTTGAATATAAAGAGTAGAAAAATGAACTATAGAACAATCTACACTGCCACCGGCCTTGCCCTCGTATCTCAAGCCGTCAGCCAGCAACGCACGATTGAACTCACCCACTTTGCAGTGGGTGATGGCGGTGGCAACTCAATTGAACCAATTGAGTCTATGACTCAATTGGTACGTGAACGATACCGTGCAACCATTAACCGAATTTATCAGGACCCTGAAAACGAAAACAAATACACTGCTGAAATGATCATTCCAGTGACTGTTGAAGGCTTTGTTGTTCGTGAAATTGCTTTATTTGACCGTAATGGAAATATGGTACTGGTTGGTAATACACCTGAAGTTCACAAGCCAACACTTGCAGAAGGAGTCACACAAGATTCGGTTTATCGAATTCCATTTGTGATTTCAAACCCTGAAGTGCTGGAACTAAACTTTGACCCCAACGTAGTCATTGCCACGCATCAATGGATCATCAATACACTGACACCTGCCAATATGTTTCCTGGTGGTACCATTGGACAAGTACTGAAGAAAAAATCCAATGCCGATGGTGATACTGAATGGGCAGATGCTGGATCTGCTGACGTGTTCGTCAATACGATTGAAGAAGAACAATCACTAGTTGCCGATCAACTTATTGTAGATCTAAGCCAAACCACCACACATGGTGCAGCGGTTTATATCAATGGTGATCGAATTACTCAAAAGACCGGTGTAGATGGATGGCAGGCAACATCAGCCACACGCATCACTTTAGGCAAAGCTTATCCGGGTGCAAAAATTCTGATTGTTCAAAATGAACCACTAGGTGCAGCACCCTACCCATTGGCACAAAAAAATAATCTCTCAGATGTTTTAAATAAGCCTTTAGCACGTCAAAATTTAGGTGTCATGAGTGCAGATGAAGCAAAATTTAATGACTGCCCTCCTGGTACTGTCATCACTTTGGCTTCACAAAATATCCCGACCGGTTATCGATTATTAAAATGTAATGGTGCAGCTTATTCACGTACCGCATACGCAGAACTATTTGCAGCCATTGGCACATTCTATGGTGCAGGTGATGGCGTAAATACCTTTAACGTGCCTGATGCACGTGGTGAATTTCCACGTTATGCCGATGATGGTCGTGGCATTGACTCTGGTCGTGTCGTTGGCAGTAAACAATCACAACAAGTGCTAAAACATAAACATCATTCATTTGGTGAAAATTATGTAAATATAATGTGGCATTTTGGTCGTTCTACTAAAAATGGTTATTTAGGTACCAATGGTGGTTTAGACCGTGACAACTATCTGTATTACACCAGTGACGGCACTGAATACGATAGTGATAATCCCAACCCAGCTGGAACTGTCGGCAATGAAAACCGTCCACGTAACATCGCTTTACTTGCATGTATCCGCTATTAAGGAATGAAACATGAACC